ATGGCAAATGGACACGGCGGCGCTCGTCCGGGCTCCGGACGCAAAAAGAAGCCGCTAGCAGATAAGCTGATGGAAGGCAACCCCGGCAAGCGACCGAACAAGGTGCTTGGATTTGCCGAAGGGCTTCCGGCTGAAGTTGAGCCGCCGGAATATCTGGAGAATTTTGCCGGTTTTGAGATCGAGCCGGATGTGAATGTGTTTTATAGCAACACGGTCAAGTGGCTGGAGCGTACCGGCTGCTTGCATCTCATAAACCCCGACTTCATCGCAGAATATGCGATGCTCAAAACACGCTGGCTGGAGTGCGAGTTTATCGTGGGCAGCTTGTTCGCGCACCACAGAATATCTATGGCCGCCGCTAACGCCGACATGGGTCTGAAATATCTCAAGCAAGCGGATGCGGCATGGGCGAAGATTTGGGCGATTGTCGCACAGAATTGCGAGTATACCTTGGGTAGCGAAAATCCCAACGCAGAAATTATGGCCGCGCTACTCAGCGCGAAACCGGAGTGATGATTATGCCGTGGAAATCCAAGCGACCGTGTGGCAAGCCGGGATGCCGGGAACTGGTGGAGGCCGGGGTGCGATACTGCCCGCGACACAAACCAAAACGCAGAGACGCATCGCACTATGACTATCGCTGGCGCAAGCTTCGGGCGATGTATATTGCGAAGCACCCGCTTTGCGCCGAATGTGAAAGTGCCGGTCGGCTGACGCCGGCCACCGAAGTGCATCACATTGTAGCCGTGGCGGATGGCGGCTCCGACCGGGATGAAAATCTACAGCCCCTGTGCAAATCTTGCCATTCCAGAAAAACATCGGAGGAGAGTCGCTTTGGCTGGTGATTTTGTATATACGCCAACACGGTTCATGCTGGAAGATTCGCGCTACAATGAGAAAAAAGCTGACCATGCCGTTGCGTTCATCGAGCAATTGAAACACATTAAGACATCCGAGTGGGCAGGAAAGCCTTTCAAGCTACTCGCTTGGCAAGAGCAAATCATTCGCGATATTTTCGGCATAGTGAAGCCAAATGGTGCGCGACAGTTTAGGCATTGCTTTGTCGAGGTTCCCAAGAAGAGCGGAAAGTCGGAACTCGCGGCGGCGGTAGCGTTATACTTGCTCTGCGCTGATCAGGAGCAGGGCGCTGAAATATATTCTGTTGCGAATGACCGGGAACAGGCAGCTATCGTGTTCAACTTAGCGCAACAGATGGCACAGGATAACCCTATTCTTCGCAAATTGTGCAAGTTTGTTGATTCCCGCAAGCGGATTATTTTCAAGCCTACAAACTCATTTTACGCCGCGATCTCATCCGAAGTCAAGAACAAATATGGGCTGAATTGCCACGGCGTTATTTTTGACGAGTTGCTTGGGCAGACTGAGCGCAAGTTATACGATACGATGACCATCGGCTCCGGTTCTGCGCGGCGGCAACCTTTGAACTTTGTTATAACCACGGCAGGGCAAGATCGGAATAGCATTTGCTACGAAGAACATTGCTATGCGCTGGATTTGTTGCAAGGCCGGAAAATTGATCCGAGCTATTACCCGGTTGTGTTTGCCGCCCGCGATGATGAGGAATGGACTGATCCGGCGGTGTGGAAGCGGGTGAATCCGTCTTTTGGGATAACCGTGCCGGAGGATTTTTACCACAGCTTTGTTAATCGCGCAAAGACGAATGTTGCGCTGGAATCGGAGTTCCGGCAGTTTTATCTGAATCAGTGGCTGAGCTCAGCCAAGCGCTGGTTACCGATGGATAAATACGACAAGGGTAATACGCCGTTCAAGCCGGAAGATTTGCGTGGCCGATCATGTTATGGCGGGTTGGATTTGGCTTCCACTGATGATATTGCAGCGTTCGTGTTGGTGTTCCCGCCGGACGAAGTGAACGGCGAATATCACGTTTTGCCGTTCTTCTGGATTCCCGAGGAAAACATGCACCAGCGTGTGAAGAATCATCGTGTGCCTTATGCGCAATGGGCGCGAGATGGGTATTTAGAAACTACCGAGGGGAATATCATCTATTACGATTTCATTGAGCGGAAGGTTGCGGAATTGGGTAAGATTTATAACATCCGTGAAATCTCTTATGACAGGTGGGGAGCGGAACAAATGTCGCAGAATTTGAAAGCAAATGGGTTTGAAATGGTGGACTTTGGGCAGGGGTTTCAGTCGATCTCGCAACCATCCAAGGAATTGCACCGACTTGTTTTGGATGAGCGGCTAATTCACGGTGGGCATCCGGTTTTGCGTTGGATGTTCGAGAATGTTTATATCGAAACTGATGCGGCGGCGAATATAAAGCCGAGCAAGAAGAAGTCTCGGGAAAAGATTGATGGTGCTGTGGCCACCATTATGGCGCTTGACCGGGCGATCATCCGGGAGGATACCAAAAAAGGCAAGGGTGGGATTGTGGTTTATGATGCGGATACCGACACGATAACGCGCAATGGTGTTATAATTGACGCGCCAGTGGAGCGCGAAAGCGATGCTGACCGGCGGCGCAGAATTGAACGGGAGGCGATGTTTGGGGAAGGGTGGTGATAAACTTAAGTTATGTAGTAAAACTCTGGGTCTAAAACAAACTCGTCACCAGTTACTTTTAACCACCGTCTTGATATTTCTATGACTCTATATAAGCACGAGGAAAACTCTTCAATCATGCCATTATTTATGCGATGCGGCGAAAGTAAAACTGTAGATTGCACTTTAGGGATGGATGCTACATAAAGTACTTTCCCATTATCTACTCCCACGTTCTTAAGTAATAAATACGAATCCTTGGGGTTGTCACTGCTCATCTCGTGAGCTGAATTGATGCCAAACAGAGGGTTTGGTTGGAATACACTACTAAAAAGCGCCCCTTTGCGGTTCGCAATCAAATAGCTGTACCCTCGCAACCAATGTATCAAATCAATTATTGCGACAACCCATGCATCATGAATATGCTTTGACGATAGCGATGCGTCTAGCAGACCTTCTAGCTTGCGTTTTACTTCGTTCAAATTATTATGTGCGAAAAATCCCATAACTCTAGCATTCTTCTCAAATATCCCAACAATTTCTGTTCGCTCAAGATTCATACAATCATTCACTTTGGCTAGCGCATCTGTCATGGTTATCGTGCCAAATATCAAACAAGAAAGTTGTTTAATTATTTCTAACACACAATAGTCGATTTTCCCTTTTATATGGTCTTTTATGGGATGAAATAGAAGGCCTCTTCCATAAAGTTGCCTTAGAGTTGTTGCAATTGCATTGGCTACTTTTTGTTTGTTATCACTTGCACCAAATGTAACGATTCTTTTTTGCCTCAAGTCAAATGGCAGATCATCAATACCACCATAATCTGTATTACAAACACATATCACGCGTTCCCATCCTAAAGCATTAGCGGCATACCCAAGTTCTACCAAAACATTAGGGTTGGGAGTTTTTCTATTGTTCGACCCTGAATTGATAATAGATATATCCCCAATAAACAGATCAGATTGATCTATCTTATTGAATATCGTTTCAGCAATATCGGGAGATCCCGTAATGTTCAAAGTATCTCGATCATACGCGAAAAACACCTTAGTGTCAAAATTATCTGCTGTTGCTTTGATAGCTTGTTTAATACACGTCTCAATAAAGCTTCGATTCTTATTGTTTGGCAAATCTGATTGCCACGAATAGAAAATAGTATATACCATAAATCTCATCCTAACATATCGTATTTGTGGCATAATCCCGCGCCACGACGCATACATTGGTACAAGCCGAGCCGCCGCAAGGCGGCTTGTTCCTTTGAGGTGCTTATGGGTATATTTAGCCGTCTGTTCAAGCCGAAGGAATCCCCGCAAAACAGTCTAACCACCAGCCGACCGTTCTTCTTTGGCCGCGCATCTGCCGATGTGTCGGTTAACGAGCGTACTGCTATGCAGACCACCGCTGTGTATGCCTGTGTGCGCGTGATATCCGAGACGATTGCCAGTTTGCCTTTGCACCTGTATCGCTACGAGGGCAACGGTTCTCTGATTGAATCAGCGCACCCGCTGTACGACATACTCCATACTGTGCCGAATCCCGAAATGACCAGCTTCATCTTCCGTGAAACAATGATGGCGCACATTCTGCTGTACGGCAATGCTTTTGCCCAAATCATCCGAGATGGCGCTGGCCGGGTGAAGCATTTGTATCCGCTGCTACCTAACAAGATGGACGTTTGGCGCGATGATGCCGGGGAAGTTTATTACACATATTATCGCGATTCCGATGAAACCCGGCCTTATGATAAAAGCGGCGGTGTCACATTGCACCGGGAGGATGTACTACACATTCCCGGTCTCAGCTTCGATGGGCTGGTTGGTTATTCGCCCATCGCCCTTGCTCGGAACGCCATCGGTATGTCTATCGCTGCCGAGAACTATGGCGCAACTTTCTTTGCAAATGGGGCAAACCCCGGTGGCGTACTTGAGCACCCCGGTACATTCAACGATCCCGCCAAAATTCGGGACACTTGGGAATCCATTTATCGCGGGAAGGGTGCTAACCGGATCGCGGTGTTGGAAGAAGGGTTGAAGTTCCACACGGTGGGCATTCCACCGGATCAGGCGCAGTTTTTGGAAACTCGCCGGTTTCAGTTAAACGAGATTGCCCGGATATTCTTGGTGCCGCCGCACATGATTGGTGATTTGGATAAGGCCACCTTCAGCAATATTGAGCATCAGAGCATAAACTTCCTAATGCATACAATCGAGCCGTGGGTGAAGCGGTTGGAGCAGTCTATGGATATGGCGCTGCTCACTCATCAAGAGCGCAAGAAATACATGATTAAGTTTAACATTGATGGGATGCTTCGCGGGGACTATAAAACCCGAATGGATGGGTATTCTATCGGGCGGAGAAATGGATGGTTATCCGCGAATGACATTCGTGCCTTAGAACGGCTGACTCCGATTCCTGCCGAGGATGGCGGTGATCGTTATTTGGTCAATGGCAATATGGTGGATTTGAAACAGGCGGGGCATTTTGTTAAGGAGAATAAATGAACAAATTTTGGAACTTCGATACTAGCGGAAGCGGGCGCACTTTACGCATAGACGGCGCTATTGCCGAGGAAGTTTGGTGGGGCGATGAAGTCACGCCGGATGCGTTTCGACAAGAACTACTAGCCGGCTCTGGTGACATCACCGTCTGGATAAATTCACCGGGTGGGGATGTTTTCGCGGCAGCGGAGATATATACCATGCTCCGCGAATATCCCGGCAAGGTAACTGTCAAGATTGACGGTATTGCAGCCAGCGCCGCCTCGGTTATCGCTATGGCCGGAGCCGAGGTGCTGATGTCTCCCGTGTCGTATATGATTATCCACAACCCGGCAACAATCGCAATTGGGGATGCTGCCGAGATGGAAAAAACGAAAGCCATGTTGGATGAAATTAAAGAGGGAATCATAAACTCTTACGAATCTAAAACGCGGCTGCCACGGAATACCATCGGTCAGTTAATGAGCGAAGAATCTTGCTTCAATGCGAAGAAGGCTGCCGAACTTGGTTTCGCGGATGGTGTTCTATATTCCGATCCTCCGGTTACAGCGGTGTTGCTGTCGCGCATGGCGGTGACGAACTCGTTGTTCAAGAAGGTCGCGAATCCTTTTGATTCGTATTACAAACGCCTTGACCGGCTGAAATATTGAGGAGGCCGACTATGACGATATCCGAACTGCGCGAAAAGCGCACCAAGCTATGGAATCAAGCACAAGCATTTCTGGACACCCGGCGCGTAGATGGTGTTTTGTCACCGGAAGATGCTGTCGCGTTCGACAAAATGGAAGCTGAGATTTCCAATCTTGGCGAGAACATCACACGCTTGGAACGCCATCGCGATTTGGCCGACCAGATGAACTTGCCGACATCTGCGCCATTGCACAGCGCACCGGGGGTGCATAACGCCACTCGCGGCACTGGCGAATATACGAAAGCCTTCTGGAATGCATTGCGCGGGCATGGTGTCAGCAATGTTTTGTCTATTGGTGATGATGCAAAGGGCGGATATTTGGTACCGGAGGAATTTGCCAACGAACTGGTCAAGGCGCTTGAGGAGCAGAATATCTTTCGCCGGATTGCACGTATCGTCAGCACATCTTCCGAGAAGTTGAAAGTGCCGATTGCAACAGCAGCAGGCAACGCTTCTTGGATCGAGGAAAACGAGATTATCCCGGAAAGCGATTCCACGTTCAGCCAAGTTATTCTGAACGCATACAAACTCGGCACTATGATGCGGGCATCCAGTGAACTGGTGGAAGACTCCGCGTTCAATATTCAGTCGTACATAGCGCAGGAATTTGCCCGGAGGATCGGCGCACGGGAGGAAGAGGCTTTCTGCGTGGGTGACAGCACCGGCAAGCCTACCGGTGTATTTGCGACCACCGGGGGCGCTCCTGTGGGGGCTACGGCAGCGAGTGCCACTACCGTCAATTTTGACGATGTTATAAACCTTTACTATAGCCTCAAGCCGCCATATCGCATTCGCGCTGTATTCGTCACCAACGATTCGATGCTCAAGCAGCTTCGCAAGGTGAAAGACAACAGCGGTCAGTACATTTGGCAACCGTCCGTCAAGGACAGCACACCGGACACCATTCTTGGTAGGCCGGTTTATACCTCGCCGTTTGTGTCGGAGATTGCTGCCGAAAGCACGCCACTTGCGTTTGGTGATTTCAATTACTACTGGATTGCCGACCGGCGGGATACGCGCTTTAGGGTGCTTAATGAGCTGTATGCCGAACGGGATCAAATTGGGTTCTTTGCCACGCATCGCGTAGATGGCAAGTTAATTCTGCCCGAGGCGGTGAAGTTGCTGAAAATGGGCGAAACATAGGTTAATTATATCACGGTTGGGCAGCCTCGGCAAGTTTTGCCGGGGTCTCTTTTTACCCCAAGGCCGAGCTTATCATCATACGGACAACTACTCTGAGCATAGGCTTTTGTCGGAGGTGGTTTGCATGTCTATGCAACCAGCAAGGGGACGTATAAAAACCACCTGTGTCTATACTGAAAACGGCGAAGACGTCCAGAATTTGCTAGCGCAATCTTTCGCTTTATTTGTTGAAAAGGAGGCCATTCAGAGTTATCATGAACCAGATGGGTGGTTGCTTGTTGGAGGTACAATATGTACACAAAAATAAGCAATCCGATGGATTACAAAACAGCCTTCTACATTCGGCTGTCAAAGGAGGATGATAATGACAGGGAGTCCGAAAGCGTGACCAATCAGCGCAGTTTGTTGCAAGAATTTGCCATTCAGCAGCGGCTGGACGTTTTCGATATCTACATTGACGATGGGTTCAGCGGAACCAGCTTCGACCGCCCGGATTTTCGGCGGATGATTGACGATATCCATTCGCGCAAGGTCAATATGGTAGTCACCAAAGACATGTCTCGCTTAGGGCGCGATTATATCCAAACCGGCTACTACCTGGAAAAGTTCTTCCCAACGCATGGGGTGCGCTACATATCCCTGCTGGACGGGGTAGACACCGGCATTGATAGCAGCATCAACGACATTACGCCCTTCAAGGCTATCATGAACGACTTGTATGCCAAAGACATCTCCAAAAAAATTACCAGTGTCAAGCGGGATAAGCAGCGCAAGGGTTTGTTCATTGGAGGTAAAGCACCATACGGCTACAAGCTTTCCGAACGGCACAAGAACGTCATCGAAATAGACCCGCCCGCCGCCGAAATCGTGCGTAGGATATTTGCCCTCGCGATAGAAGGCAAATCCTGCCGGGAGATCGCCGTACTGCTCAATAGTGAAGGCATTCCCACCCCAGCTGCCTACGCTGGCCTCACGCCATCTAAAATCGGGCCATACTCCGGCAAGTGGAGTTCCGAACGCGTCACATTCACGCTGAAAAATGAAGTCTACATCGGCAACATGGTGCAGGGGCGTACCCGCAAAATCAACTATAAACTCCAGCAATGCCGAAAGCTTCCGCCCGAAGAATGGACGATTGTAGAATGCACTCATCAACCGCTCATCGACCACGCAGTTTTCCGCAAGGTGCAGATGATGATAGCCAGCCGCAAGCACACCCGCAGTCGCAAGCACGACTATTTACTTAAGGGACTTATACATTGCCACGAATGCGGTTACCCGCTGGGGGTTATGCAGCGCACACTATCCGGCAATCGAGATGTCCTCTACTTCGTTTGCCGCACCTACCAGCGATTCACCAAGGAGCGCAAGTGCACCTGCCACAGCGTCCGGGTCGATTTTGTCACCGACAGTGTACTGGAGAAAGTCCGCGACATCTGCGAAGAATATCTTGACCGGGATAAATGCGCAGCGGTAGCAAAGTCAGCGTTAGGAAAGGCTACGCGCAAGCACGACCCGGCCAAAGACATCCAACAGTTGGAAGAGCAAATCGCGAGGATAACCGCACACCTTGACAATGTCTACAACGACAAGCTATCCGGCACTTTGGACGAAGCCGATTTTCAGCGGATTTACGCCAAGATCAAGCAGGAGCGCCTTGCATTGCAGAAAAAGATAAAACTGCTGCGTAGCGCTGAAAAAAGAGGCTCTGCGCCCGAAATGGACACAGAGCAGCTAATCCGAAAGTTCGTGAACACGGTAGATACCAACAAGGAACTGCTGGTCAGCCTGATTTCCCGCATTGAACTGAGTGAGGAAAAAGAGGTCATCATTCGGTTCAAATTTGAGGAGTTAGAAGAACAATCGCACAACCACGCGGTTTGTTGTTTCAAATAG